TACTTTAGTTTCGCCATTATTGATTGTCTGATCGCAGGTTGGGCAAGTACTGTTCTTAGTGTAGAACTCAATTTCTTTTTTAACCTTAGCAATATTCTGTTCTATCTTAGCTTCGAGCTGTCCCAGCTTCTTCTGTTTCTGTTTCATCGAGTCTTCGTCTAAAATTGTCGCAATAAAACTATCAACATGCTTTTGTATTAACGTGACATCATTCGAGAGCTTATCAATCTGTTCAATATGATCATCATAATCTTTTTGTTTAACGTCGATCTGTTCTTGATTGTTCTTTTTAGCATCTTCAATGAATTTCTTTTGCATTTCAATTTTAGACAAAGTATTATCTACTGCAGTTTTGAGTTCAGTAGAACGATGTTTCATTGCTAAGAGTTTATCTTTAACAATCTGATTCATTGAAGAGAAAATATTGATATCTAACAAGTCTTCAATAATAGTACGACGATCGTTAGTCGATAGCTGCATAAACGGAACAAAAGAAGAACTACCAAGTATAACGATTTGAGTAAATGCTTTATACTTGAACTTTAGAATTTGATCTTCTAAGACCTGTTGATAATCTTTGCTGGCAGCATCTTGATTCAACAAGTCGCCGTCAACATAAATTTCAAAGATATTCGGCTTAACTCCACGAATAACTTTATAGTTCTTATTTAAGGTGCGGAACTCAACTTGTACGACACAGTCTTTGTCATTAATAGAATTGATTAAACTTGGTTTGTTAATACTTCTAAATGGTTTGCCGAATAAAGCAAACGTCAATGCATCTAACATCGTTGACTTACCAGCACCATTCGTACCGACTATAAGTGTGTCGGGAGATTTATCTAATTCAATTTCTGTGAATACATTTCCTGTTGAAAGGAAATTCTTCCATTTGAGTTTTTTAAAATTGATCATGCTATTTCTAAATTCTGCGCTTCGAAGTAAATATCGTGCATTACATTTTTAAGTTTAATTTTATCTAAATCAATCTCTAAAGTTTCGATAACCTTATCTAAGATAGTTATAGTGTCATCTGATTGATCAACAATATCTTCATCTGAAATTTCAGAGTAGTCAGTGTGATCCTCAACAATAGAGATATCTAATGGGGCGGCTTTATATAAGGCATCTAGAAACATATCATATAAAACAGGATTAATTTTATTCGCTACAATAACCTTAACCATTGAATTTGCATAAGAACTAAAATCTTTCTCAGTAACAGATTCCAAGGTTTCTAGTTTATCATCATAAACTATTTTATGAAACATCCTGTAAGGGTTTTCAATAAAGTCAAGTTCGCGAGTTTCAGTATCAAATATATGGAATCCGCGTTTGTCGTTGTAATCTGCCCAAGTCATCTCCCCAGGAGTTCCAACATAGGTAATTGTTCCGTCTGTACTCTTATGGTGAAAATGTCCACTCAGGACAACATCGTATTTGTTTAAAACATTACGATCCATACCTTCATGACATATATTACCACGATCCATTTCAAACCCAGCAAGTTCAAAATGACCAAAACAAATTTGTGACTTACTGTTCTTTATAAAATCATTAATTTCAATTTCATTATCGGCACAAATCCAAGGAATAATATCAACAACAGTTCCACCAAAGGAAACAGTAATCGGTTTATCATAAACCGTAATGTTATTGTATTCATTAAGTAAGAGCTGCGGCGAATTAACTTCAAGTGTATTCTTAAAGGCAATATCATGATTACCGATCAAAACGTGGAGTTTATATTCTTGGGCTGGTTGAAAGAAATACTTGCGGCTCAAAGCGAGCGTTTGAAACCCAATAAATTTTCTGCGATCAAATAGATCTCCCATCTGAAAGATGGCGTCAATATTGTTCTCTTTCAAATACGGAAAGAAAACCTCTTCATAGAACTTTCTATAAAGATTGTGGAATGGTATGGAATCTCCACGCATTCCAAAATGGGTATCGCCAAGAATACAAATTTTCAAATGTTAAATTCCAAGAGTTGGGTCTATCAATTATACTCTATTCTTTTGTAATAGACAATATTTTTTTGAGTTGCTTTTCAACAACCTCTTTACGATTTGGCCAACGGATCATTACCTTATCAGGATCTTTCATTAAGTTCTGCATAAATGGAACTATGATCGCTTGTACAGCATCGAGCTTTTCTTTGTAAGACTCTGCGGTCTTAAAAGTTGCATTGAATGCGGCTGCTTCTGCTGCAGCTTTAGCTGCTTTATCCTGCTCTTCTTGAATTTCATCTTCATGAACAAAGGTGAAACCAAAATCTTCTGGGTTTGGGACTGGATTAGACGTTTGCATTTTCAATTACCTCATCGTCATCTATTAGTAGTTCAAGGGACTTCTTTCCCTTCTTTTTCTTTTTCAACTTTGCTTTTTCAAAGTTATCTATAAATTCTGATATATTATTGTACTGTTCATATTGTCTTGATGATCCACCATTCTCATCATGCTCAAACTGCTCATACTCATCAAGTATTCCAATCTGCTCAGTAGACTTATACTTTACATACAACTGTTTCTTTTCTTTATGTATACGACGAATGAAAGCGAAGTAGATGATTTGAGTAAAGTATGCAAATGGGTTCTTTGACTTCTTTGGATCAAAGTTATCAAAGTACATTACACAGTTTTCAATTCCATCAGCAATCATTTCATCTCTAAAGGTATATGATATGAAGTTAGGTTTATGTGAAAGGTTTTCAGCAATCAACATTAAACACTTACCAATATACTCTGGAATTTTTGGCTTTGTCGTACCTTCACGTTTTGCCTTTCTGAATTCCTTTTTATATTGCTCAATAGTTTTCAATAGATCTGCATTATTTACATAATGCGCACGTTTCTTAGTTTCTGCCATAATAATTTGACCTTTTGTTCAATGTTCGGTACAATAGAGTGTGTCGCGGTTTAAGTAATTCTTTCGTTACTAGTATCTTTAGCCTTGAAAGGCTTTCCAAAAGAGATTACTTTTTTATCTTCATCCATATATTCCTTTTCCTTTTTCTTCAGCGGCGCAGCGTCAGTAAATATATCAAAGACCACCCCGCAATAATATTCTATAATGTCTTCTTCTACATCAGAAAAGAATAATATATTTTTAATATTAATAGAGCAGCTATTTCCTTTAGCAATTCCCTGTGGCATCCAAGAGTGCATATATATAATTTGCTTCCCATTCTCTAAATCAGCTTCAACAACTAAACGCATTGGGTTTACAATTGTTATAGTTCCCTTACTAGCGTCAGCAATTTCAGTAATAATATCATCACCATTTGACATCCTAAAGAATTTTATCTTAGTTTCATTATCCATTTATATTTACCTTATAGGTTGAAATTTTAAACTTCTCTGCATGATATAGTTTAACTCGTTCAGCGTAGTGATTCATCGTGTAGTTTATATAATTATCAGTACGAAGATCATCTGATATATCATAAAGAGTTGCTTTCTCTTTATCTTCTCCGAGTCTAAGACCTCTACCTATTGATTGAAGATTACGAATTTTAGATTTGCTTGGAGACGCGAATATAATATTATGTAGGCGACGAATATTAACCCCAGTAGAGAAAACCCCATAAGATGCTACGATGATAGCATCATTTTGAGTCTCAGTAATATGTCTTACTGCTTCTCTATCTTCAGCTTCAGTCTCTCCACAAACGAAAAAGATTTTCCTATTGGGAGTATCTTTAGTTTTGTCTAATATCTTATTATATAATATTCTACCATGTTTATCAATAAATTGAAACAAAATTAATGTATTTCCTTTAAGATCTAAGGAAAGGTTTGTGACAAAATTATTTCTTGATTCGTTAGTTACGATAAAATCGAGCTCTTGTTGGAAGTCCATTTCCTTTACCATTTTACAATATTGTAATGGGTATTTTAATACAAGACATTTAATCTCGAAGTCAGCTAATTGTTTTTTGTCAATTAACTCTTTAGTTGTAATAACTTTAACAGCTGGTCCAAAATGACCTTCTAATGTTAGTTTATTAACGATACTGTCATCAATTGTACCTGTCGTACCAATTCTATATTTAGCATTGGTCATTTTAGTCATTATGTTTGTTAATGACTTGGCTTTGAATCCATGAGCCTCATCGCCAATAACAAAATCAAACTGTTCAAAGAACTTTTTAGGAAACTCAAAAATAGATTGCCAAGTTGAAATAGTAAGTGCTTTAGAAATTACTTTATCTTGACCCTGATAGATTTTCTGAATATGTTTATCGACATCCCAGCCATTAGCTGTTGAATAGTCTTTCATATCCCCATACATCTGTTCAACAAGTGAAATAGTCGGGACAATTAGTAATCCGCGTTTACATTCTGACTGAAGAAGATATCGCATTAACATGTATATGATTAGCGATTTGCCTGATGCGGTAGGACTTAACAGAAGAACTTTGCGATACTTTATACTTTTAATGAATCCTGTTATTTGATAGTCGCGAGGAACAATAGGAGCTCCTCTTGAACGAAGATTTAAACTTTCTATAAATTTGGTTGCTTCATCATTAGTATAGTTACTGAAAGTTTGTGCAGTAGGGTCAATCTGATAAGAAATATTTCTTTCTTTACAAAACTGTCTAAGATAATATATCAAACCTGCATAAAGGTATGAATTTTTTTTATTGTAAAGATATATTTTACCATTCCAAACTCTTTTCTTATAGAGAGGGCTGAATTGGTAGTTGGGTGCAAAGAATGAAAAGAATTCGCTCAGCTCTGCTTTGATTCCTTCTTCGCAAAGTAATTGAACGTAAACCTCATTAACTTTTTGAACAACAACAATATCCAATTAATGTTGTCCTTGTATAAACTTTTCCCAAGACATGAATTCTTTAATCTGCCAAGTGCGGTTACTTAGTTCCTTAATGACTGCTGTGCAGAAATCAACGGATTGATCATGTAGTGCTTTCTTGGCTTGGAGTTTAGCTAGATCTTCATCTGAATCAAGGTACGTTGAAACATCACCCTTTAGTGTAAACCTAAAAGGTTCTAATCCATACTTCTTTAAAGTATCTTCGTCTCCATTCAGTTTGCCTGTATAGTATTCCCACTTAACTTTTTTTATGCGGGCAAACTCGATAGCGCAAGATTTAGATGCGAGTGAGTGGGCAACATGTTGCCTGACATACTTAGAATGAAGAACTGGGATACGAATCATTTCGGCACCAGGATCTGTTTGATCGATCACTGAGTCTTTATCCCACATTTCAACAAGATCACTAATAACAATAGGTTTCATAAATTCTCAAAGTAAAAAACAAATATTATATATTATAACTTATTTACGTTGTAATAGCTAAATTTAAATGAGGCTGAACCAGTTAGGATAGTATCCGCAGTATTCTCAACGTTATATTCAATTCCAGAAATGTTTATTGGAAAGCAGTCAACAAACTGAACTCTATAATTTGGATTGTTTTTGTTTGTGTATACTGTAAAGCTCGCGTCACTATATTGTGGTTTATCTGTAGCCCCATTGAGCATTGGGTTTCTTTGTAAAAGAGGTAGATTACGATACTCTTCAAAGCTCTCAGGAAATGCCATTCCACGAATCCAATTATGAACACTCAACCATGACATTAAA